ATGGCGGCGTGGCGGGCCCCGGCTCCGCACCAGACGCCCCCGCCTGATCCCTGGACCACCTGGCTGTTCCTGGGCGGACGCGGCGCGGGCAAGACCTTCGCGGGCGCGTCCTGGATCAAGCATCAGGCGGCCCTCGGCGCCAATCTGGCCCTGGTGGGCCCCACCTTCCACGACGTGCGCGAGGTGATGATCGAGGGGCCGTCCGGGATCAAGAGCCTCTACCCGGCCGGCGAGCGCCCGAAGTGGCAGGCCAGCCGCCGGCGGCTGGAGTTCGGCAACGGCGCCATCGCCCAGGCCTTTTCGGCCGAGGATCCCGACAGCCTGCGCGGGCCGCAGTTCCACGCCGCCTGGGCCGACGAGTTCTGCGCCTGGCCGCGGCCGGCCGAGACCCTGGCCATGCTGCGCTTCGGCCTGCGCCTGGGGACCGATCCGCGCCTGGTGGTCACCACCACGCCGCGGCCGATCCGCGCCCTGCGCAACCTGATCGCCGAGCCGGGCGCGGCCCAGACCCGGGCCCCGACCCGCGCCAACGCCGCCCACCTGGCGCCGGCCTTCCTGTCGACCCTGCAGGGTCTGTACGGCGGCACCCGCCTGGCCGCCCAGGAGCTGGACGGGCTGATCGTCGAGGGCGAGGGCGGCCTGTTCCGGGCCGAGGACCTGGCCCGCTGCCGGGGCGCGCCGCCGGCCCGCTTCGAGCGGGTGGTGGTGGCCGTCGACCCGCCGGCCACGGCGGGCGGCGACGCCTGCGGCATCGTGGTCTGCGGGCGTTCTGACGGGCGGGCCTTCGTGCTGGCCGACCGCACCGCGCGGGGCCTGTCGCCCAACGGCTGGGCCCGCCGCGCGGTCGAGGCGGCCGTGCGCTGGTCGGCCGACGCCCTGGTGGCCGAGGCCAACCAGGGCGGCGACATGGTCCGCTCGGTCCTGGCCCAGGCCGCGCCGCCGTGCGCGGTCAAGCTGGTCAAGGCCTCGGTCGGCAAACGCGCCCGGGCCGAGCCGGTGGCGGCCCTGTACGAGCAGGGCCGCGTGATCCACTGCGGGGCCTTCCCGGCCCTCGAGGAGGAACTGATGGCCCTGGGCTCGGGCGACCTGGACCACAGCCCCGACCGGGCGGACGCCCTGGTCTGGGCGGTCAGCGAGCTGATGCTGGGGGTGGGGAGAAGGCCGCGGTTGAGCGTGTTGTGAGCGCGAGCCCCCTCAGTCGCTTCGCGACAGCTCCCCCAGAGGGGGAGCATCTATCAGATCCTCCCCCTCTGGGGGAGGTGGCCCGAAGGGCCGGAGGGGGTAGCGCCGTGCTTCTGAAAGGACCGTCCGAAGCGCCCCATCGACACAGGCCAGGACCTCCACGGCCGGCAGTCTCAGGGTGCGAATGCCGCGTTGCGCCATCCAATGGTCCCGCACCGCGTCCAGCCTAGGCCGGTCGCCAAAGTCATGGGTTTCACCGTCCACCTCGACGGCGAGCCGGGCCTCGTCGCAATAGAAGTCGAGCACATAGGGGCCGATCAGGTGCTGCTTGCGGAAATGCAGGCCTTCCAGACGGCGCCCCTTCAGGCCGAGCCATAGCAGGACCTCGGGCAGAGACATTTCCCGACGGAGTTGCTTGGCGAAGTTCCGCGTGCGGCGCGGCGCATCCATGGGTTCGTCCTCAACGCCGCAGGCCCCCTCCGGCCCTCCGGGCCACCTCCCCCAAAGGGGGAGGATCTAGCGCCCAGATGCTCCCTCCTGGGGGAGCTGTCGCGGAGCGACTGAGGGGGTCTTATCCACCTGTCACTCTAACATGTTCCCTATTCGTTCTCAACCCTCGCGAGGCGCTCATGCCCCTGTTCAAACCCCGCCGCCCAGCCCCGAAAAAGGCGCCGGAGGCCAAGGACTCCCGCGCCGCGCGGCTGATCGCCCTGACGACGGCCGGGCGGCCGAAGTGGACGCCGCGGGACTATGGCGCCCTGGCCTCGGAGGGCTTCGGCAAGAACCCGATCGCCTATCGCTGCGTGCGGATGATCGCCGAAGCCGCGGCGGCCGTGCCGCTGTCGGTGTTCGTCGGCGGCCGGCGGGCCGACGACCATCCGCTGCGCAAGCTGCTGCAGGCCCCCAACCCCGAACAGGGCGGGGCCGACCTGATGGAGGCGTTCTTCGGCCACCTGCAAGTGGCGGGCAACGGCTACCTCGAAGCCTCGGGCGAGGAGGTCCCCACCGAGCTCTACGCCCTACGTCCCGACCGGATGACCGTGGTCCCTGGCCCGCGCGGTTGGCCGCTGGCCTATGACTACCAGGCCGCCGGCCGCACGGCGCGGATCGGCCGCGACGCGTCGGGCTGGCTGCCGGTGCTGCACCTGAAGCTGTTCAACCCCACCGACGACCATTACGGCTTCTCGCCGCTGGAGGCCGCGGCCTTCGCCATCGACGTGCACAACGCCTCGGGGGCCTGGAACAAGGCCCTGCTCGACAACAGCGCCCGGCCGTCCGGTGCCCTGGTCTACGCCAACCGCGAGGCCGGCGACCGGCTCTCGGCCGAGCAGTTCGACCGGCTGAAGGCCGAGCTCTCCGACGCCCACGCCGGGACCGCCAACGCCGGACGGCCGCTGCTGCTGGAAGGCGGCCTCGACTGGCGGCCGATGTCGCTCACGCCCGCCGACATGGACTTCATCGCCGGCAAGCACGCCGCCGCCCGCGAGATCGCCCTGGCCTTCGGCGTGCCGCCCCAGCTGCTGGGCGTGCCGGGCGACGCCACCTACGCCAACTATCGTGAGGCCAACGGCGCGTTCTGGCGCCACACGGTGGTCCCGCTGGCCGAGCGCGCCGCGCGGGCCCTGTCGGTGTGGCTGGCGCCGAAGTTCCCCGGCGCTCGGATCGCCTGCGACCTGGACGCCGTGCCGGCCCTGTCGGCCGAGCGCGACGCCCTGTGGGCGCGGCTGGAGGGGGCGAGTTTCCTGACCGACGCCGAGCGTAGGCGGCTGGCGGGGCTGGAGGGGTAGCTGGGAAGACCCCCTCAGTCGCTCCGCGACAGCTCCCCCGGAGGGGGAGCATCCACCGCGATCAGATCCTCCCCCTTTGGGGGAGGTGGCCCGAAGGGCCGGAGGGGGCCGTCGCCCCCAGGAGACACCCATGACTTCACCCAACCGCTGGCGGCTCGATCGCCAGGTCTCGCTCGGCCTGCTGGTCGCCGTGGCCCTGCAGGCCGCCGCCGCCCTGATGTGGGCCGGCCGGGCCAGCGCTCGGATCGACGACCTGCGCCAGCGCCTCGACGCCCAGGCCCCGGTCGCCGAGCGCCTGGCCCGCCTGGAGACCCAGGCCGACGCCACGCGGGCGGCCCTGGCGCGGATCGAGAGCAAGCTGGACCGGCCTTAGCGTCCGGCGCCGCAGGCCCCCTCCGGCCCTTCGGGCCACCTCCCCCAGAGGGGGAGGATCTAATGCTCCCCCTCTGGGGGAGCTGTCGCGGAGCGACTGAGGGGGTCTTCCACCGTCTCCAAACTGGAGCCCTCATGACTCAAGACCTCCCCATCGAAGGTCACGCCAGCCTGTTCTGGACCCGCGACCTCAACGACGACGTCGCCGCCGCCGGGGCCTTCGCCGCCAGCCTGGCCCGCACCGGCCCGGCCGGCGTCAAGATGCTGCACCAGCACGACGACGCCGAGCCCGTCGGCGTCTGGGACGAGATCGAGGAAGACGCGACGGGCCTCTACGTCCGCGGCCGCATCCTGCGCGCGACGCCACGAGGAAGGCTGGTCGCCGCCCTGGTCGAGGCCGGGGCCCCTGGACGGCCTGTCGATCGGCTTCCGCGCCGTCAAGGCCCGACCGGACGACACCGGGCGGCTGCGGGTGCTGACCCAGATCGAGCTGTGGGAGGTGTCGATCGTCACTTTTCCAATGCTACCGGGGGCTCGGCTGAGAGTTGCTTGATGCCGAAGATGTTCGCCGTTTGATCTGAGGTGCGGCGCAGTTCTGAAGGCCGCCGTCCTTAGGTTGGCATTGGCATGTCGAAGGTTCGCCTTCGCGGCCATCGCACACCACCAGATGTTCATTGGATTCCGCCAGCGGCCGGGCGGTCTTGCTCGGTCCGGCGCAGCCTGACGCCAACGCCGTCGCGACGCCCAGCACCGTTAGGGCCCGCCAGTCTTTCCCCTTGCCGATCATGTCCGTCTCCCACCTCGCGTGACGAGTGTGGCCGATCGGCGTGGGAACGCAAACTCGCGCCTCGGCGCGGGCTCATCGCCCTCTTCCAGACGGAAGGGCTTTTTCGGAGACTCCCATGAAGGAAACCAAACAGGCCGCGGCCTCGCCGGAGGCCCGCGCCGCCTTGCACGAGGTGCTGGCGGCGTTCGAGGGCTTCAAGGCCGCCAACGACCAGCGCCTGGCCGCGCTGGAGACCAAGCGCGCCGACGTGCTGCTGGAGGAGAAGGTCGCCCGCATCGACGACGCCGTCTCCCAGGCCCAGGCGCGGCTGGACCGCGTGCTGGCCGACGCGCGTAGGCCCTCGATTGGCGGTGACGCGCCGCTGGCGCGGGTCGACGAGCGCAAGGCCGCCTTCGATCGCTACATCAAGACCGGCGAGACCCCCGCTCTGCTGCTGGAGGCCAAGGGCCTGTCCGAAGGCGTGGCCACGGCCGGCGGCTATGTCGCCCCGGCCGAGCTGGAGCGGCAGATCCTGCGCCGCCTGCAGGCCACCTCGCCGATGCGCGACATCTGCCAGGTGCGCACCATCGGGGCCGGCACGTTCCGCAAGCCGGTGTCGACCGCCGGCCTGGCCGCCAGCTGGGTGGCCGAGACCGCCGTCCGGCCCGAGACCGCCGCCCCGACCCTGGACGTGATCGACTTCCCGGCCGGCGAGCTCTACGCCAGCCCCGCCGCCACCCAGGCCCTGCTCGACGACGCCTATGTCGACATCGACGAGTGGCTGGCCGAAGAAGTGCAGGACGCCTTCGCCGCCCAGGAAACCGCCGCCTTCGTCGCCGGCGACGGGGTCAACAAGCCCAAGGGCCTGCTGGCCTACACCGCCGCCGCCGACGCCTCGGCGACCTGGGGCCAGGTCGGCTATCTCGCCACCGGCGTGGCGGGCGCCTGGCCGGCGTCCAACCCGACCGACAAGCTGATCGACCTGGTCTACGCGGCCAAGACCCAGTACCGCCAGAACGGCCGCTTCGTGATGAACCGCCGCACGGTCAGCGCGGTGCGCAAGTTCAAGGACGCCCAGGGCAACTACATCTGGAACGCGGCCCTGCAGCCAGGCCAGTCGGCGTCGCTGCTGGGCTATCCGGTGACCGAGATCGAGGCCATGCCCGATGTCGCGGCCAACGCCATGGCCATCGCGTTTGGCGACTTCGAGAAGGGTTACCTGATCGTCGACCGGGCCGGGGTGCGGGTGCTGCGCGACCCCTATTCGGCCAAGCCCCACGTGCTGTTCTACACCACCAAGCGGGTCGGCGGCGGGGTGCAGAACTTCGACGCGATCAAGCTGCTGAAGTTCGCGGTGAGCTAGGTTTTCCTTCTCCCCTCGCGGGAAAAGGTGGCCTGCGGAGCAGGTCGGATGAGGGGTCGAAAGACCTGTCCGACCGGCTCCGCTCCCCCGCCGAAAGACGCGCCGGCGACGCCGCGCGACCCCTCATCCGTCGGCTTCGCCGACACCTTCTCCCGCAAGGGGAGAAGGAACGGGATTTTTCACATGCCCCTCTCCATCACCCTGGCCGAGGCCAAGGGTTTCCTGCGCGTGGCCGACGCCACGGAGGACGCCCTGGTCGGCCTGCTGGTCGACGCCGCCGAGGCGCGGGTCGGCCGCGCCACAGGCCTGGCCCTGACGCCGGCCAGCCCCGCGCCGCTGCGCCTGGCCGTGCTGCGTCTGGTCGCCCACGCCTACGAACACCGCGACGATTCCGAACCGCCGCCCAGCCTGGTCGAGGCCTGGCTGGCGCCCTACCGGGAGGCCCGGCTGTGAGCGCGGGCTCCGATGCGGCCATCGCCGCCGCCCTGGTCGAAGCCCTGAAGGCCGCGCCCGCCGTCGCCGCCCTGGTCGCCGCCCGCGTCCATGCCGACGCCCCGCGCCATCCGGTCTATCCGTGCGTCAGCCTGGGTCGCCAGGAGAGCCGGCCGTTCGGGCCGGACGCCGATGCCCTCGAGCACCTGCTGACCGTGACCTGCGCCAGCAAGTTCGGCGGGCCGGAGGAGGCGCGCGCCGTCACCTCGGCGGTCCGCGCGGCCCTGCACAACGCCCCGCTGGCCGTGACCGGCCGTCGCCTGGTCACCCTGCGCGTCACCTATGCCGACGTCTTCCGCGCGGCCGACCGCGAGCTGTCGCTGGGCGTGCTGCGGGTGCGGGCGGTGACGGAGGCGATCTGATTTCCTTCTCCCCTTGCGGGAGAAGGTGGCGCGCAGCGTCGGATGAGGGGTCTCCCGGACATCTNCCGCTCGGCGACCGCACGTCGACCCCTCATCCGTCAGCTGCGCTGACACCTTCTCCCGCAAGGGGAGAAGGAAGATTGGAGATCCCCATGGCCGCTCAAGCCGGCAAAGACATCCTGCTGAAGATCAGCGACGGCGCGCCCACGCCCAGCTTCACCACCGTGGCCGGCCTGCGGGCCCGCACGATCAGCCTTAACGCCCAGACGATCGACGCCACCGACGGCGACAGCGCCGGCCGCTGGCGCGAGCTGCTGGCCGGGTCGGGCGTGCGCTCGGTCGCGGTCTCGGGCGGCGGCGTGTTCCGCGACGCCGCCTCCGACGCGGCGGTGCGCGACAGCTTCTTCGCCCAGACGGCTCGCGTCTGGCGCCTGGTGATCCCCGACTTCGTGCAGCTGGAGGGACCGTTCCTGGTGGCGGCCCTGGAATATGCCGGCGACCACGACGGCGAGGCCGCCTTCGCCCTGTCCCTGGCCTCGGCCGGACCGGTGACGTTCACGGCGATCTAGGATCGCCACTTTCCCCCACCTGACTGCTGCGCGGTCTGTCGCGGCGAGGAGGCGGAGCCTTGCCCGCGAGGCTCTTCCCCCTCTGGGGGAAGACGGTCGCGAAGCGACCCGTAGGGGGCAAGAGCGCAACCGAAAGACACCCATGCCCCTGACCCCCAACCCCGCCCGCGGCGAGGTCGTCGTTTCGCTGGCCGGAGCGCCCCGCCGCCTGTGCCTGACCCTGGGCGCCCTGGCCCGGATCGAGGCGATCCTTCACCTCGACGACTGGAGCGCCTTGCCCGAACGCTTCGGCCGGCTGTCGGCGCGCGAGTTGCTGGCCGTGCTAGCCGCCCTGCTGGAGGGCGGCGGCGAGGACCCGGCGGTGCTGGACGCCGCGCCGGTGTCGATCCCGGAGGCCGTCGCCGCCGTGGCCGCGACCTTGGTCGCCTCCGCATGAAACCCCACTGGCGCGCGGCCCTGCGCATGGCCGCCCTGCACCTGGCCCTTTCGCCCGAGGCCTTCTGGCGGCTGTCCCTGGCCGAGTGGCGGGCCCTGGCCGAGGCGCCGGCCGCCCCGGTCCTGGACCGCGCGGCGCTGGACGCCCTGATCGCCCGCTTCCCCGACGATCCAATCCCTTGGGAGACCCCATGAGCGACTTCGACTCTCTTGATAGGTCAGGGGGCGGCCTGGACGCCGTCCCCGCCCGCGCGACCGAGGCGGCCGCCGCCCTGTCGGCCCTGCGCGCCCCGGCCGAGCAGGCCGCCCGCGCCATCGACGAGGCCTTCGCCAAGGCCGGCACGGGCCTGGCCAAGTCGCTGGCCCACGCGGCCGCCGACGGCAAGGTCAGCCTGGCCGAGCTGGCGCGGGCGGTGCTGGACGCGGTGTCGAGCGGCCTGGGCGGCGGTTCGGGCGGCGGGCTGTTCAAGGCCCTGGCCGGGGCGGTCGGCTCGGCCTTTTCCGGGGCCAGGGCCGACGGCGGCCCGGTCTCGGCCGGCGGCGCCTACCTGGTCGGCGAGCGCGGCCCCGAGCTGTTCCGACCCAGCGGGGGCGGCGCGGTCGAGCCCCTGGGAGCCGGCGGGGTCAATGTCGTCGTCAACGTCCAGGGCGGCGACACCGCGAGTCTGGCCCGCTCCGACGCCCAACTGGCCCAGGCCCTGGCCCGCGCGGTCAGCCTGGGCGCGCGGCGGCTGTAG